GGCTTGCGGACGATGACGGGATTGCCAATGGCCACGGTATTGCCTCCTGCTCAATAGGTGAACACGACCACCGATGCGGTCGCTGACAGATAGCTGACGCCCTGCACTTCCTCTGTCGGGCCAACGGCATTCACCGTGTCCAGCGCCGCGCTCGAGATGCCCTGCACCGCATCGCGCACCTGCAGCAGCAGCGCGTCGATGCCGTCATAGGCAGCACGCTCGTCGGTGCGCGGCACCAGCAGCACGATGTCCAGGCGCATCTCATACAGGCAGCTGGTCCCGCGCTTCATGTACGGGCTGCCAGGCAGCACGACCACCGCAGGCACCGCCACCGTATCGGGTGGCTGCGCATAGACGGTCACATCGGCCGGCAGGGCTGCCTGCAGCGCCTCAGTGAATGCGCGGCGCTCCATCACGCGATGCCGAACCGCTGGCGCTGCCCGTACAGCAGGAGCTCTGCGTCAGGGATGCTGCTGCGCACATAAGCGGTCAGATCCTCGCCAGCCACGCCAAACGGCACGTCAGGACCCTTGTAGGCCCGTACAGCGACCACCAGCGTTGCGCCGTGGATCCCCGGCGTTGACGGCACGACCTCGAGCACTGCAGGCAGGGTCACGGGCGCGTCATCGAATGCCAGGCCAATCCGGTAGTCCACCCACCGGCTCGCAGCGATCAGCGCCAGCACCGTGCGGTCATCGCTGCTGCCGACCGGTCTGCCCAGGATGGCATTGAGCTCTGCCTCAGAGGCATACACCCGCGTTGTGGCGACGGGTGCGGGCACCGGTCGTGCGCCGGTGATGTCGATCTCATTGGCGTTGACTTCTACCAGGCTGACGATGAAGTCATGCAGCGCGGGCACCAGATCGCCCAGCACCGCGCGACGCCTCGCCGCTGCTGCGACCGACAGCAGCAGGCCGGGATGTCCCGGATCGGTCGTGTTGTCCAGCTGCCCGCCCATGACCGTGCGGGCATCGATCATGCCCGCGATGGCATCCACGGGCGCGTCATTGCCGTCGGTGCCCTTGACGTGCCCTAGCGTGCCGTTGTGGTCATACCAGACCACACCGCCCATCGCCCGGAGCTCGTCAGTGTCTGCCAGCGCCGCGCCACCGGGGCCAGGCGTGGCAGCCAGCACGAAGGTGAATGCATGCTCCTTGTTGCCAGTCAGCTGGAAACTGGCGCGGGCGCGGGCGAACGTGCCGCCATAGCGGTCGATCTCGACCACACCCTCAGATGCGGGCGGGGCACTGGCCAGCCATAGCGGCTCCATGTGCCCCGCGCCGTCATCGTCCAGCCAATTGATGCTGGCTGACTGCGACTGGTTCGCATTGGCCAGCGTGGCTGCTGACAATGGCGGTCGGGGCAGCAGGATCACATCGAGCGTGCCACCCGCATCAGGCCGGAGCCTGCTGGGGATGCTGACCCGCGCGTTGCTCTCCAGGTATGCCGGGACCGCCATTGGTCACTTACTCCTCTTGCGCCGGTTCACGGTCGCTGACACGGGCGGCGCAGGGCTCAAGCCCGCGTCAGCGATCACCCCCCCGCAGCAGCCGTCAGCTTGACGATGCCGGTCGGGATGAACACTGCGCCACCGTCCATCGACCAGACAGCGACATCGGTGCCCAGGCGGGCAACCACATCCTGCGTGGCAGTGAGCATGCCGCTGGTGTAGCAGCTGGCTGCGCTGGCGTTGGACACGATGACCGCATCTGCGGCCATGTTGCGGGCCCGGATGATCGGCAGGCCGCTGACGTTGACAGACAGCGTGCTGGCCTGCGCCGTACCGGGCAGGTTCTGCGTCCCGTAGGCCGACGGCAGGACCCCTGCAGCAGAGGCCAGGGTCAGCCAGGCGGTCGATCCCGCCAGCACGAAGTCAGCCGGCATGCCCGTGGCGTCATCCACCTTGGCGCTGGCTGCCAGCAGGGATGCATGCAGCTTCTCGCCACTGGTGGCGTCATACGTGCCGGTGCCGGTGCCCTTGCTGACCAGCGTGGCAGCGAATGCCTTGTCGGTCTCGATCGCCCACGCCACCGCCAGGATCCGCATGACGGCATCCCGGTAGGAAGGGCTCGAGCGCCGCAGGACCTGCCAGGAAACGTCAATCCCGCCAGCCAGCGTGGCCAGCGCCACCTTGTCGCTGGTGAGCACCAGCTTCTTCCCGCCAATGATGTCCTTCTCAGCCGCCTGCGCCGACACAAAGCCGCTGGCGTTGCCATCCCAGACGGGCCAGTCGATCTCCATCCCGCTGTCAGGCAGCGGGCGCGTGCCGAATGCGTTCACGACCGCTCGAGCTCGCGGGATGATCCCCACGATCTCATTCAGCCAGGCCGGCCGAACGATCGGCGGCACATCGCCGGTCACGCCATCGACCAGCGCGTCAGGCGCAGCCGCCTCGAGCATGGCCTGCTTGAATGCGGCGATCATCTCCACATCACCGTCAAGGCTGGCCTGCAGCATGTCGCCAGCCGTGGCAGGCAGCACCGTGCGCGGGCTGGGAGCGGGCACCTGCACGACAGGTGCCGGGATGGCGTCAGTGACGATGCCGCGCACCAGTGCGCCGATCTCGTCAAGGCTGGGGATGGACTGCTCAGTCACGTGCGGAACCTCCAGTGATGCTGCGACAACCTCTGCCGATGGAAACGCGCCGCGCTCGAGCACCGCCACCCTGACGAGCTCGATACGGCTACGGACGTTGACCCCATCGGCGCGGCGGGTGCCAGCGATGGGTCGGTAGACAACACTGGCAGCCCGCAGGACCTTCGCCCGTGCGAGCTCCAGCAATTCCTCGCCAGCTGGCGTGCGGGCGATGGCGGCGGTCAGGTAGGGCACACCGTCGATGTGCTCCAGATCGGTGCCGACGCCCACCAGCGGACCGCCATGGCGCTGCGCCTCAATGGTCACCCGTCCAGGGTCGGTGCCGTCCAGCGCACCAGCCTCAATGATCTCCGGGCCCGTGGCCAGCCTGCCGGTCTCGCCGTACCGGAACAGGCGCAGCCGGATGGTGCGCCCGTCGGCAGCCTCCAGCCACTCAACGGCATCGTCAGCCGCGTAGATCAGCTCATCGGTCACCCCGGCACCTCCGGCACGGTCACTGACGGCATGGCAGTCGGTGCGAACACGGTCGGCACCTTGCGGCTGCTGACGCCCTCTGCCCTGCTGATGTCATCGACGGTCAGCACGCCCATGTCCATGGCCTGCTGGTAGATGCGGAACCGCGCTTCGATGTCGGCCCGCTGGAGCTCGCCAACGTCAAAGCGCACGACCGTGCCGCGCGGCGTCAGGTCGGACCATGCCGCCTCGATCGGGGCCAGGTACAGCGGGGCCACGGTGCTGCGGACCAATTCCAGATACAGCTGGTTCACATTGGCGTACTGGATGCTGGTCCCGGTCACGGCAACGATCAGCAGCGGTGCCGGGATGCCCAGCAGCCGCGCGACCGTGGCCACGCCCTGCTCGCGCGTCTCCACCAGCTGGGACTTGTCAGGGTCGCTGCCCTCTGGATGCCACGTGATGCCGCCCGACAGCACCGCTGGCGTTGGCGTGCCACTGTGCGCGTCCAGCCAGGCGTCAAGCAGCGCCTGCGCCTCATCGGCGGTCAATTCCTTCTCTGACATCAGCGTGCCGGATGGCATGGCCCCACCAGCGAAGAAACCAGCTGCGTACCGCTCTGCCGCCTCGATCGCCCAGAGCACCGGCGCGGCAGCTGCCAGCGGGCTGACACCGACCGGGCTGCCGACGCGCGGAGCCAGCGGGATCACCGCCAGATCGACACCAGGCTTCATCTGGCGACCGCGCCAGGTGTAGGTAGGCAGGAAGCGCATGGCATCAAAGCCAGCGGTCACCTCTGCCGGGTCGATGACCCGCGCTGCACGCGGTCGGCCCGTCTCCGGGTCCTTGTCAAAGAGATACCAGTACGCCACACCATCGGCGCTCTCCACCATGCTGCGCACGGTCTGGAACAGGAAGGTGTAGCGGGTCGTCCAGGGATCCGGGCGATTGACAATGCGCGGTTGCTCATCGAGCTCGAGACCGTCGCGATACGCCAGAGGGTTCATCTGCGCGACTGCCGACGCCAGCAGGCTGACACCGCGCTCCACCGCTGGCAGTGCCATGTAGCTGGCTCCTGGGCCCCTGACGCCCTCCACCTGTCGCAGCGCGGCGTATGCGGCGATCTGCGTGGACACGGATGGGAATGGCTCTGCGATCACATCTGCAGCCGTCCCGCCATTGTTGCCGATCAGCCAATCCCAGAAACCCACGGGCCAATAGTGCCCGTGGGTTCCGGTGTCACGCTATGCGGATGATTGTCCGCGCAACAGTCAGCGGCGGTGCACGTGAATGCGCGGTGTCGGCTGGCCTGGCCGCTGGGCCAGGTGCACGCTGCAGGTCGCAGCGATCAGGGCATCGCAGGCGGCTGCTGACTTGCGCCTGATGAACCGCCAGGCTTCTGCCTCATCGCTGCGGGCTGCCACGCGGGCTGCGCTGTCCAGCACCGGGTCAGCCCGATGGCGCAGCGTGCGGCTGATGACCATGCCCAGCAATTCGCCGCATGCCTCACGGAACGGCGCACCGCCCAATTCCACGACCCGATCCGGCATCTGCTCTTTCAGATCGCCCATGGCGGCAGCGATGGGCGATGACACGTCATACGCCACCCGGCTGCGCCGGTATCTGGCCAGCAGGTCGCGCACGTAGCCGACGATCTCGTCTTGCTCTGGCGCGTGCCACTCCCGCGCGACCTCGACGTGCACCTGCTCGCCATCGGGTGTTGCCACGGTGACGGTGCCGTGCGTCCAGCCCGACATGACATCGATGCCGAACATCGGCACGGCACCGGCCGGCGCGACCGATGACGGCACGCCGCAGGCATCCCAGCTGCCAGGCGGTGCCCATGCGTTGGTGGCGTCAACGCCCCACTGGTTCAGTGTCTCGCTGCGGAACAGGTGCACCGGCAGGCTGCGCCGGGTGTCCCGCAGGATGCCCATGTCCAGCAGGCCATCCCTGACACCCGGATTGGCCTCCATGATCCCGGCGTCACTGTCGCTGGTGCCCTCCCAGACAAGTGCGACAAATCGCGGGTCATCCTCTGGCCTGGCCACCGCCAGGATGGCCCGGTCATACAGCGTGCGGAACAGCACGCTGCGCTCTGTGCCGGCCGTGCCGGTGATGATGACCAGCCCATTGTCACGGGTGCGGGTGGTCGGCTCGATCGCTGCCAGGCTGCTGGGGTCAACGGTCGGGGTCTGGCCCTCATCCAGCACCGCCACATCGAAGGTGCGCCCTCTGAACGCATCGTGCTTGCCGGAGATCATGAACAGGCGGCGGTTGCTGCCGTCATAGCCGATGCCTGCGCGGTCACCGGACGGCTGCGCCTCCATCCCCAGCGGCATCACGTCCTTGGCGAGCTCAGCAAAGAGTGCTTGGTACACCTGATCGCGCGTCGGTGCAGTGACCGCTGCGAGCTCCCAGAT